TCGAAACCTGCAACAGGACCAGCACCATCAGCTGAACCAGAGAAACCACCTGAAGCACCAGCTGCATTAGCAGCATTGGTGGGGGTTTCCATCAGGTTGATACCCTGACTGAATGCTTGCTCCTCTCTGAGGAATTTTTCTTGGTTTTCCAGCAGGACTGCGGTTACGCTTCTTCTATGACTATCCTTGATAGGATCAAGACCTTCATAGTCGAGGAGTGGACTCCACTTTTCCTGCAGATGTTCTGATTGAAACATTTGCTATTACCGTTTGTTGAAATTGTAAGGGTTTGAATTAATTAAAAATTCACTGTTTGAAAGCACCCAGTGTTCTCAGATATGCATCCATAGATCCAGCAATTGGTGCTGGTGTTGAATCCACACCCTCAGACAGGGTTTGTGGTGCTTCAGATTTTGCAACTGACTTACCTGAGAAGTATGACTCCTTCAGGGTCTCCAGTTTTTGACGATACTCTTCTTCACTTTCAAACTCCACACTTTCAGCAAGTGAGGCAAGCTTTTCTTTCTGGGTCTCTACAAGACCTTCAGAAATTTGATTGAGGATAACATCAGCTGAAGACTCAGCAAGTCTCTTATTCAGGCCAATGTTCTTATCAATCTGCTCATTGAGTTTGGTCTCCATTTCATCAAGTTTTTCTACCATGCTCTCAAGAACATCATATTTTTCTTCAGGGATAGTTACATAATGTTCTTCAAAGAGTCCCTTCATTCCAGAAAGGAAGGACTCTGTCATTTCTGTCTTAAGACCATGATCAATAGCCAACTCATTCTCAGTCATCCACTCTTCGCAGACATACTCAAGATATGAGTCAACTCTTTCAGTGAGAGAACCTTTAAGAGCTTCTCTCTCTTCTTCCAGTTTTGTTTCATACTGGGTTTCCAGGGTTTCCTGGATTTCTTTTACTTTGGAATTCAGAGCAGCTTCAAAGATAACCTTTGCCTTTTCTCTAAATTCTTCTGAGAGATCTTCACCACCCAGAAGAGCATTGACATCTTCTTCGATGTCAACACCATCATCAATGGTTTCTTCCTCTGCGACAATTTCCTCTTCAGAAACTTGGTCCTCTTCAAGAACCTCTTCCTCTTGGGATTCGATTTCTTCTTTAGCCATTTTCTTCATAGGGTCTGCTGCTTTTGCACCTCTGTTGACTACATCACTGACAGTCTTGATCTTAGGCTCTCTGAGCTTTGCAGAATCATTGTCGGGTTTGTAGTTTTCTGGAGTAGGTCCACCTAGATCTTCATAAGACCCAGTCTGACCTGCTACTGCTCCACCTGCAAGTTTTTGCATCCCCTCTGCAGGTTTTGCACTCGCGTTCACAGCAGTTTTAGATTGCTCCATTTCTTGTAAATTGTCACGAGACATTGTTGAACTCTCCGATTAACCTTTTTTAATCTATATTTATTTATAAATTAGTATTTTTAACTACGCCAACAACTCAAAGGTTGTTGAGGAAGTCACTGAACAGTTTTGCTTTCTGTTCATCAAGTTGCTTAGTAGTTACAAGTGTATTAATTTGCTTGTAAGTCTTTGCTGCCATGGATTCTCTTAGGATGCCACCATCCCAGATCCATTCTTTTCCTTCCATGATACCTTCAACGAAAGCATCAGGTGCAGAAGGGTCTGCTACAATATCAGCAGCAGTGGAGAGCATAAAGTCATCTCCAACAATATTTACTCCTTCTCTGGTGGCTTTGAGGGATCCAATCCCTCTTGAAGAAACACCTAGTTTGACACCTTCACCAATAAGTGATTGTGCAATCTTACCCATTGGGGTTGAAAGGATTTTTGCCTTACCAATGAAGTTTGTTCCACTTTCTTTGAGAGAAACAATTTTGTGACTGACACGATCCAAATTAACTGTTGGACCATCTGGATGTCCAAGTTCTCCGAGAGCTCTACCAGATTGGATGTGGTTTTCATTGTATCTTTGGACTTCCTTTCTTAGGACTCCCATTGGATACATTCTACCATTTCTGTTCTGCATCTCACCCTGAAGGAAGATACCCTCAATAAACATTGATTTTTTACCGTTTTTCTCTTCAACGATAAAATCAACTGTTTCAATTTCTTCTCTGATTAGTTTCATTGTTTTCAGGATACTTGTACTTGTTGGATGTATGCTTTACCAGTGCCAGTCTCTGTTTTTACAGATACTTTGATTGACTTTCTAACTTCTGCAAACTGCTGTGCATCAAATACATCAGTTACTGATGAAGAATTATAATTGACTGTCATTCTAGTGTTGAAGTAACCACCAACACCTGCAGAATTATCAACAGACTGTACAAGTTGATGAGTAAAATTAAAGTTAGATTGATTTGCTGTAAGAGTTACAGCATCACCAGGTCCAAAAGGACAACCTGTTCCTTCTGGAAAATCAATGATTGTAGTAGTACCAGTGGTAACACCAACAACTCTATTTGATTGCACTGGACCAAGAGAAATATCTTCACCCTCACCAACAGGAACATAAATGTTCTCATTGGTTGATACTGGGTTAGCACCATAATTTACATAAACACCTGCAGTTTCTGCAACAACTCTGAGATTGTCAGACTGTTGAGAGATTGGTTGTGTTTGTTGGGTGGTATCAGTAGTTGATAGTGTAGAATTGATTCCTACTGGTCTAATAGCAGTCATTATTATAAGGTTACAGTCCTATAGGTGTATTTAGTATTACTCTTCTTCTGAGGATTCATCCTCTTCTTCAACTTCATTATCCTGATCAAGTTCAGATTCAACTTCTGGTTCATCAAAAATTGATGAAGCCACCTCAGGTCTAATATTTTCAATTTTTTCTGCACTCTTTGCAAAGAGCAGGTCTTTAATTTTATCACTAATTTGTGATGCACTCTCATCTTTGCTGACGAGAATATCCATAAGTTCGTCCATGTTTAATAATGATGTTACGTTTGCTATTTAGAAATCCCCACCTTTGGGTGGTGTGATTTCAGGGTCTTTTGGTGATGGGGGAGCTGCCATTGCTTGAGCTGGTTCACCCATTGCTGGATCTTGCATTGGCATACCAGTCATTGGGTCAATTGATGCAGGGTCAGGAATAACACCTGCTTCAATTTCTCTTTCAATGAGTTCATCCTGCTCAAGAATCTCTTCATCAGTTTGTCTGAGAATTGTTCTTCTTACATAGTCAGCAGAGTAGTACTTACCAACATATGGTTCTGCAAGAGCAGCAAGGTTGATTCTTTCAGTTTGAATTTCTGCATCCTTAAGTTCAGCAAAGTGATTGTCATACAGGAAGTCATACTGAATGTGGTCTGCCATATACTCCCAATCTTCAGGAGTAATTACATTCTTAAGAAGCAGTTGTGTCTTCAGCATATCACTGAACATAGATGAGAATCTCTTTCTCATTCTACCAACAAACTTGGAGAACTTAACTTCATCTCTCAAGATTTCAGAAGAACGACCCATAGAGAAACCACTGTCTCCTTGTAGTCTAGACTCAGGAACATTCAATGCTCTATAAAGTTTCTTCTGGAAGTAGTTGATGTCAGTGATTTCACCAAGGTTCTGACCACCAGGAAGTGTAGTAATTTCTGTACCTCTACCACCTTCTCTTCTAGGTAACCAGAAGTCTTCCATCATAGACATGAACTTCTTGTCATCTCTAATCTCACCAGTGTTTGCATCATAGACAAGCTTATTTCTATAACGCATCATGACGTCACGCAGATATTGTTCTGCCTTTACCTTAGGTAGATTACCTACATCAATATAGAAGATTCTACGTTCTGGTGCTCTTGATAATCTGTAGATAACAAGTGAATCCTCAATCATCATCAACTGATTGATAGGTTTGATTGACTTATGCAACCAAGATAATGTAAGACCTTTATTCCTATCTACCAAACCAGAGGTGCAATAAGTGACAGAATCTTTTGTCATCTTAATGCCTTTTACAGAAGAATTGTTGGCACCATAGTTGGTTCCACTCTTCTGACCAGGGGTGTAGATAAAATATTCTTCAATATCTGGGAAGTTATAACCTGTATTATCACTTGCTGCTAATTGATTTTGTGCAGTTTGCACACTATCCTTGCCTTGTTTTTTGATTTGACGAACATACTTCATCTTAGAGGCATCAATATACCTCAGTTCTTGAATACCTGCCTGTGGATTTTTCTGGTCAATGACTTTGTTATAGTACAATCTACCATCAATGTACCAGTTTCTAAAAATCTCGTGTGCTTTCTTATCAAAATCAAGCAACTCTAGGATATAAGCAAACTCTTCTCTTACTTTCTTCTTGATGTTATCGCTTGCTTTGAGGTTAGATAGTTCAATTTTAACTGGACTATCATGGGTATCTGAGACAATTGCCTCATTTACAATATCCTCAATGGCACTATCACATTCTGGATACAGTGCCATTGACCTGTATCTTCTAATTAATTCATTCTCATTTTTGTAGACACCTTCAATATCTACATAGCTACCAAAAAACCCAGTGCTTACGTAATGCTCCGACCCATCCTGATTAGAGGGTGGGATCGGAGATACTACACTGGGTGGTGTCTTCTCATTATCTTCAATTGAGAATCCAAATAATCTGCCCATTATGATTTAATCTAGACGTCTGTCTAGTTATTTATCACTCAATCAGAGCTTCACCTGCTGATGACCCTGAAGATTCAAGGGAATTGCCTACTGTGAAGTACTGAACCTGGAACGTTACATCAAATGTCTCATAGTCATTTGTTGTGTCATAGCTCAGGTCAATTGCTGAAACTTCAGTTGGGAAGATGTCATAGAACTTATAAGTTCTAAGTACTGAAGACTGACCACCATTGTTTGTGGTGGAGAATCTTCTATCTCCTCTTCCTAGTTGCTGAACATAAGCATCAGTCATATAAGATGATGGGTTGGTGACACCAGTTGCGTCATCCAACTTGCTCAATACATTCATCCATCTTTCAAATGCTGTTCTCAGTTGGAAGTCCTCATCATTGATGATTGTGACTGTCCAAGGTTCAAATGTTCTGTCTCCAGCAACCTTAAGGTTTCTGCCTCTAAAAGGAACAGTAACTTCTGCAATTGTTGAAGCAGGAAGTTGTGCTGCCTTACACATGAATTTAAAGGTGCCATTTTCTGATTGGTCACCACTTCCCCAAGCATCAATGATTGCTGAAGGGAAAGTAGGAACTGATACTTCAAATAGATTGGGGCGGGCACCGCCACCCGCCAATCTTGATTTAAACTGTGATAGTGACTTAGTTTCTGCCATTGGTTAATCCTCCTTTGTTATTTAATAAAATCAAACAGAACCAACAACTTCTTGGAAATCAACACCAGTTCTGGTGGCAACAAATGTAAGTGTGATGAAGTTGATAGATTTGGTTGGCTTCAGGAAGATATCTGCCCTGAATTCATTGTTGTCAATGAGATCTGGTGTGTTGTTTGTTTCATCACAAACAACCAGGAAGTCATAAACACCTCTCTTAGCTTGAACATCTCTCAAGTAAGGTTCAACAATGTTAACAAAGTTTGCTCTTGTGTTAGCATCATTGAGTTCAAAGAGTTGTGAGTTTGCAGCACCTTCAAGTGCTTGCTCAACTGTAAGGAACAGTCTTCTAACATTGATTCTGTCAAAGGCAGAAGCATATGATAGAGCAGTCTTGTCACCAAACAGAACAATACCTGAACCTCTTTGGTTAACGATTGAGTTAACTCTTGAGGAGTAGAGTGAATCTCTTTGTGATTTAGATGGATTATATGCCATCTTAACAGCATTGTTGAGAACACCTCTCTGAACACCAGCAGGTGAGAACCAAGGATAAGCATCAATTGCTGTCCTTACCATCAGACCAGCAGTATCACCATTAGTTGGGATATATCTGAACTGATTATTGAATCTGTCAAAGGTGTACTTGTAACCAGAATCAAATACTGCATATGAGGAAGAACTCAATGCACTGTAGAAACCAAGGACATTGGTTGTCTGTGTAGCAGTGTTTGTGACATTAACAATATCGTCTCTATGTGGAGAGATAGTTGCAATACAATCTTTTCTTGCTTCAGCAATAGAAATCAGTTGATTTGCCTTTGCCTGTGATTCTGATTTTTGTGCAAGTCCAGGTCCCATGATAAGGAAGTCTACAGCAACTTCATCCTTATTTTCAAATTTGCTATATCCAATTTGAAGTTCACCAAGAGTTGCCTTCATACCACCTGAGGTATCATAATCATTGCCAGATCCCAATGAGTAAGTGTTGTTACCAACAGCACTAAACTTAATGCCTTGTGCTTCTTGACCCCAGAGACCTGCACCAGTTGTGACTGCAGTGTAATTAGTTGAGAAACCAGTTGCAACAGGAGTAGTACCCCAATAGGTGTCAGTTGTATTAGCAGGACTGTATCCAGCAAATACAAATTTTGAATTGTCTGCAACAAAGTCTTTATAGTAAATTCTTGTAGGTGCATCACCATCTGCAGTAGCGTCAGATGATTTTGAGAGATTAGTAAATTTCTCAAGGATTGCACCTTGAATACCAGTTACATCTCCAGTGTCATCTACAACTGCAATGTGGATTCCATCACCACTACCATCTCTTGAAGTTGAGTATTGGGATGAAACAGGTTTTGGTGCAATTGACTTCCAGAATACTACTGAATTTTCAAGACCCAATGTCTGTTGATCATACCAATCAATTGCTGCATCAGCAAAAACAGGATTTCCAACATCAGCACCAGAACTATTTCTTATTTTTAAGAAATCACCTGAACCAAATGAAGCAGAATTATTAAAGTTAGTATACGTAACAGGTGTCTCACCACCTGTTGTTACTGTCATGCTCTCAAATGTGACAGCAGTACCAACTGTTACTGTATTACCAATACCACTTGCAAGGGTAACAGAAGTTGTTCCAAAACCAGTAACAACTGCTTTTGAGTTTCCATTTCCAGTAACAAGAATGTTTCCAGTTGTGATTCCTGAAGTACCATCCACAAAAACTGTTGTGGTATTTGGTTCCAATTGAATATCAATTCCAGCAGTGCCTACACCAGCAAATGTTTGGGTATCAGGAGCAAGTCTTGAGATTACCTTCAGTTCTAGTGTGCTGTTTCCATTTATTGCATCAGTATTGACACCAGTAATGATGCCCTTTAGTGAACCAGTGAAGGTTGAAGTAGAACCATCACCTGGAATTGTTATACCATTTCTAGTTGCTGTAACTGCAAGACCAACCTTATATTCAAGTGAACCAGGATTTGTGGTTGCAATACTAACAATCTGGTCTGCCTGGTCATCAATGGTACAAACCTTCATTGTGTTTGACCAAGAACCTGGATTTCTTGATGCCCAATAGTACTCTGAACTATTTTCGTGATTTAGTTCATAGTCATCAAAATTCTCAATCTTGAGAGATGATGATGATGCTTGATTTACTCCAGCATTGCCATTGACAAGTTGAGATCCATCTGTTCTTACTACCTTAAGGATACCACCATAAGAGAGGAATGAATTTGCTGACATCCAGTACTCATACTGTCTGTCTGTGGACATTGGTTTTCCAAATGTGTCCAAGAATTGTTGCTGTGTCTCAATGGTGATCGGCTCATTAACAGGTCCAAGTGGAAAAGGACCAGCAATAGCTCCAATATTATCAAGGACGTTCTCTGCTCTACCAACAGTTAAGTCAACTTCCCTGACTAATACTCCTGGAGATAATTGAGGAGTAGCCATATGTTTCTCCTTAAAGTCTCTGTTTTACTACAAAATATTTAGGATTTTGAGTGTTTTGACTGGGGAAAAGTGGAGTGAATAACTACCAATCAGGATATGACCAGTCATTCTTACATTTTCTTGTCTTCACAATTCTTTCAATGGTACAATCTTTGCACTCATGAGAAAATGATGATGCTACTGGTCCTCTATCTTTTCTTGTCCTATAAAATCCATCAATCAAATTTTTGGTTTTACCACAAACCCTACATTTCCTATCATTTAAAAGTAAATGACCTAGTTTGATTTGCTTATCTAAATCCATTATCTATAATTCCACATATAATCCATACCACCACCAGTTGTACCATACTCATCAGCAGTAGACCATCTATCTCCTTCACTATCCACAAAAGAAGTTTCATCTAAACCATCATTCATAAAACCAAATGGTGCCATATCTTGTTCAATTTGATTCTTCTGTTCTTCATATAATCTCTTTCTAATATCCTGGTCAGTTAGTTCCTTAAAGTAATCTTGTGCTACTAACCAAGCATAGATGACTAAACACATAGCAAGGTCATCATTACAACCCTCTTCTGCCTCAAATGAATTGTGTTTAGATATAAATGTGGTCAGTTCTGAAATAATCTCATAGTCATTGAAGATAAGTTTATCTTCTTCAATCATTGTCTTGAGGTTGAGTGACCCTACCTTCTTGACAGTCTTACTCATCTTAACACCAAGTTGTGTTTTATTGCCAGAGAAACCCTGTCCAACAATTTGACCTGCTCTACCTCTCATAGAACACATTAATAGGTTCTGATACTCTAAATCATATTGAATTATACTTGCAACCTGGTCACCTATATCATTTACCTCACATAAAATAAATGCACTATTATAACTCTTTGCTACTTCATAAATTACATTTGGAAATAGCATTGGTTTAATAACATTATTTCTATACTTTGCCACAATCTTATGTGGGAACTCAGTAATGTCTGCCACAACAAATGCAGAGTAATCTTCTCCCACACCCCTTGCAACGTCAACTGTCATTACATAATCATGCTCTTGTAATGGTTGCTCATAGATGTCCAGACCAGCATTTCTGGTCATAGGATTATCATAGATAAGAGTTTTTAGTTTGCTAGGAGCAATCAGTGTATCAATAGAACCTAAGAACTCGCACTCAAACTCAATCTTGAACTGTTGTTCAGATGTGTTCTTAATTGTTTGTTGCTTCCACTTATCATCTCTTCCTGGTACTTCTGACCAGTGAACGTCAGTGGGTATATAATCATTCTTTCCTTTCTCTGCATCATGCCACATCCTGTAGAAGTGGTTCATGCCATGAGGCGTTGAGACTATGATGACTTTTGTTGATTTACCAGAAGTAATAGTAGGATAAACAGAGGCAAAGAAGGCATCTGCAATATGGTTTGGGACGAAAGCAAATTCGTCGAGGAAGAGAATGTTAAACGACATGCCTCTGACAGCACTTGCAGACGTAGAAGCAGCCAGTATCTTTGATCCATTTTCTAACTCAATGTTACCTTTGTTCCATACTAACACACCTTGCTGCATCCACTTAGGCAAGTTTTCATATGCTGTAGCTAATCTTGCCAGCAACTCCCTTGCAGTAGATGCTTTGTTTGCTAGGAT